ATTACTTACTTGGAACGTATCGCGCCTGAAGGCGAAAGTATCCTTTTGGTCAAACAAATTGCTAAAGACAATGGGCAGTTTGCATGGCCTGCTTATCTTCCTTCTCGATACGATGGCAAGGGCGCGTGGTATGGCAATACCGCGTCGTTTATCACGTCACGTTTTAAAGATGGTAAACCGTCTGCGAGTGCGGGCAACTGCGAGTACGTTGCTTTTCTCGTGCTTGACGACATTGGCACCAAGAGTTTGCGTCCTCCTATCGAGCCGACATGGATAATGGAAACCTCACCGCAGAATTATCAGTGGGGGTACACGTTTGCTTTAGATGATATGCCCACTAAAGGTGAGTTTAGCGCCGCTATTAAAGCAATCGCTGACGCGGGCTATACTGACAGTGGCGCGATTAACCCCGTGCGTAATTTTCGCCTTCCTGCGTCAGTGAATTTGAAGCCTGACCGTGCGGCGTTCAAATCTATTCTCGTGGAGTTTCACCCTGAGCGTGAATTTACCCTCGCGCAGATATGTGCCGCGCTTGATGTTCATCCGTCTGACGCTGACACAGCGTTTGTTCGCCCAATGGCTATCATCGACACAGGCAACGATGAAGTGCTGGAGTGGTTGTCTTCTCGTGGCGATATTTTAGAGTCTGCTAACGCTGAGGGGTGGGTTGGTGTAGTTTGTCCAAATCACGTTGAGCACACCGACGGGCAGTTGATGGGCAGATACCACCCGCTTAACCGCGCTTACTGTTGCTTTCATGGTCATTGCGCTTCGTGGGACAGCCGTGCTTACCTCGCGTGGGTAGCTGAGATGGGCGGCCCTAAACACTCACATGGTCTTCGTGAAGAAATACTGGCAGAGGTCATGCACACAGCGATTGGCAAACTCGAACCGTCTGATATGTTCAGCACTGACGCGGCGGCGGCTATCATTGCAGAAGTCGAGCAGAAGGAAATCGCGCGGCTTGAGAAGGCGGAGTGGTATCAACGTTTTGCTTACGTCATGTCAGACGATTCCTACTTTGATTTGCAAAACCGTCGTGAATTCTCACGTCAGACGTTCAACGCCGTGTTTCGTCATGTGTCGTGCAAAAGTATTCACTCCGACCGTAAGATAGAGGCCGCCATGAGCTTTGACGAGAATCGTCAGGTGATGGGCGCTAGAGTGCTGGCAGGTATCACCTTTGCTGCTGGTGACTCGGTGATTGCTATGCGTGACGGTGAATTGTATGGCAACCGCTGGCGTGACGCTCGTCCAGATTCATCTCGTGGCGGAAATTTGGGTGGCAATATATCCCTATGGCTTGACCACTGTAAATCGCTTGTTCCAGACGAGCGTGAGCTTAACCATATATGGGATTACATGGCGTTCAAGGTGCAGAATCCGCGCGTTAAGATTAACCACGCTATTCTTCACGCGGGTGGTCAAGGTATTGGTAAGGATACGATGTATGCCCCATTCATTTACGCCGTGTGTGGACCTCACCTGCGCAATTACTCGCTCATGTCTACTGATACCATTCAATCTGCGTGGGGCTATCATTTAGAAGCAGAGATTATCGTCATTAATGAGCTTAAAGAAGCCGACAGCGCCGCCCGTAGAATGCTTGCCAACAAACTTAAGCCTGTCATCGCCGCGCCCCCTGAGATGCTATCCGTTAATCGTAAAGGCCTTGCGCCTTACAATCTTGTGAACCGTTTGGCTGTGCTTGCGTTCTCTAATGACCGTGTGCCGCTGTCACTTGAATCGGGCGACCGTCGGTGGTTTGCTACTTGGAGTACGGCGGAGCGTCTTGCGCCGCAATCGGCTACCGCTATATGGAAATGGTTTAATGACGGCGGTGGGTATGACCTTATTGCCAACTGGTTGTTCTTGCGTGATGTGTCTGCGTTCAACCCTGCGGCGCCTGCGCCTATGACAGACTTTAAAATGTCACTGGTGCAGAATAGTCTGTCCGCTGTTGAGTCGTCGCTTCTCGACATGATTACGCTTCGCATGGGTGAGTTTGCATCCGGTGTGATTGCCTCTCCCTTCCAAGCCATTTGTGAGCGCGCCGCTATGTCGTTTGGCAGTAAACAATTTCCACCTGCTGCTTTGTTTCATGCACTTGAAGAAGCTGGGTGGGCTGATAGGGGAATGTGCAATTCGCGCTCGTCTAAAACTAAAAAACACATTTTCTGCGCACCTGAGTTTGCGCACATGAGCAAGTCTGCGCTGCGTGATTTGGCAGAGCAGAAACCTGTTGCAAAAGTTGTAGCGATTAAGTAGACTAGTTGCAACAATTCTCTCTAATTGTTAGTTCATGTGTTCCTCAATTATCGGCTCGGATGATTGGGGAATTTTTTTGGCATTTGGTTTCGTGGCAAAAATTTGCAAATCGTTTCGTGGTAAATTTTTGACGTTCATTAGATTTGAAATCCTAGCCCCTACCAAATTTGAAATCCTGAGCCTTCATATATACGCGTTTCATCACATTTACGCGTGATTTTACGCGCGCGCCTGGCATTGTATAAGGCGTTTTTATAGCCTTTATTGGCTTGTCATTAGCTGATTGAATGTTATGCAATAGGCTAGTATTGCTAAACTATTTATTGCAGTCTATAGGCTATTATATGCCGTTAAATGGTAGACAATAAAAAAGGCCTGGTAAGGCCTTGTTATTGTTTGATGCAATAAAAAAAGCGGCCTTTTGGCCGCCTTCTTGTTTAGTTTTCTAGTAATATCGCAAGTATTGCGAATTTTACCAGTATTAAAAATAATATTATCATAATCGCATTCCCATGATGATACTGGTTTGAAACGTATCACGATTAATTTGAATTAAACTATCACGAAACGTTAACATAATGTTTTCATCTTTATAGCAATCAAGCGCGTTAAGTAAATAACTGATATCAACGCCTTCACTTGCTTTTGTGCCGCTTGAATGAATGAATGTCACGCTTGCAAGCGTGTCACCGTGATGATTAAAATCTAGCGTTTTATCTGTAACAGTTAGCATCACGCCTTGCAATTTAGGTGGCAAAAAAGGCGTAACATCTTTTATCGCTTGTATTAACAGTTTTCTATTCACGTCAACATCACCATTAATTGTAGTGCTAAACACTTTTGAAAAATCAGGATAACGATGGTCAATTAACCGCGTTTCGATGATCCAGTCATCGCCCGTGAATTTGGCGTGAGTTTCAGTAACTGTCATCAAACAAGATGTTTTAATCTTACTTAATATGAGTAACGCCTCCCCTGGAATTAACGCGCTAAAATCAGGGCCTGTTTCGCCGATAGCTGTATTCATGATCAATTGATGGCCATCGCTACCAACAACTTGCAGCTTATTATTGTCACGTTTGAATTGCATTCCTTTCAAGTAGTACCGTACTTCTTTCGGTCCGCCCGTCATTTTTAGCCATTTTGAATTAATGAAGCCGGCGGGTATATGCTGAATACCAATAATTTTATTGTCATCTTTAGCACCTTGAAAAAACTCACGTTTAGATAGTGGCAACGCGTTACCTTTTACAGTTAAATCAGGATCTATATCAGTTAACTTGAACGCTTTAATTTTAGTTAATTCTAAAACCGCGCTTTTATTGTGATGTTTATATAATTCAACATTTAACGTTGAAGTGTTTATTTTTACGCAATCACTCTCGAACTTTGCAACGTGATAACCCGCCGCGCGCTCTTTTAATGCCTGTTTTGTTGTTTCCGCGAAAATTATATTTTTCATTTTTAAGCCTTTATTTTTATTAGGTGCAAAATTGCACCGCATAGCGCGCTATTGCTAACGCGATACACGCTGGAATCTTTACACGTTCCACGCCTTGCAAGCGCGGCGGCTTAAATAATATTCCGCGTTGCTATCTGATAATTGATACTCTTTTACCATTGCCCGCGCTTCTTTTATAGTGTCAAACGCGTCAACTGTTTCAAGATACCCGTCACTTTTACGTTGAATGTATATCATAGCGCAGCCCCTATTTTTGACGCGTCAAAACAAAATGAATATCCGCGCCCGTCAGCGCTATCACCATATCGCATATTATCTAAATTCCAATTTAATTGATGTTTAACGACAAACGCTTTTACAGCTTCAAAATGACATTCAACACCTGATAACTCGCAAGGGTATGAAATAGTAACTTCAAAACCTTTGAAGTCACCATGCGCCGCTGTATAGGCTTTAATTCTACTCCCGCGTGAATTTGACGCGCTTATATATTTAGTATGTATTGCAATCATGTAGGCAATCCTCAAAAATGTAGTCAGTGTAAACAGTCATCAAAATGGATGACTCGCTAAACATTATACGGCAATAAACAGTAATTGCAATATTTTTTGTTACAAAAGGTGTTTTGTAGGTGGTGTGTAGGTGGTGTGTAGGTGGTGTGTAGGCAGTCTAAAAGGTGTTAGACTGCCTACACGTAAGCCCGCGCCGTGCTTGGCTTGGCGAAAGGTGTAGGTAGTGTAGGCAGTCTATTTACTATACAGAAAAAGTTATAATATATACCATAATAATAATAAGGTATATAATAATATATATAAAAGAGCGGCGGTAAAATGACTGCCTACATTGCCTACAATTGCGCAAACCCACGCCAACACTGGGCGCGGGCGTAGTCAGTCCTCCCGTATTTAAATGCCTACATATACCTAAAAGACTGCCTACACTATCAGGGCAGACAGCAGGGCAGACAGCAGGGCAGACAGCAGGGCAGACAGCAGGGCAGACAGCAGGGCAGACAGCAGGGCAGACAGCAGGGCAGACAGCTTGCAAGCCTTATAAATCAAGGGCTTAGCGTTTATCATATCATTGATGAATTGTACTGGAAACCCTTGCAGCCCGCGTATTTCGTGGCTTGCAGGGGGGTAGGGGGGGGGTTAAAATAAAAAATAAAACGCAGGCGGGGAGGACTTGACAAGACGACTGGCGGGGGCATTATCTCCAACGTTTGCATTTTTCCTATACTATTTGCATTTTCCATATATACCGTCAAATAAATGACACAATGTCAAAATATTGACGCATAGGGGGGGGCGTTCAATTCCGAAGGTGATGCAAAAGATTCACAGACAAAAAAGTCATTTCCATATATATTATAAATATTTTTTAACAAGCTAAGGATTCATGCGACCATGCAATCATTTCCATATTCACCAAGAGAGTTAAAAGTCACAGAGGCGCGTCTAAACGCCATTTACGACGCGTCAGCACTTGGGCTAAAAGGGGACAAGCTCGCGCTTGCGGCAGGGCTACTTCCAAGCGAGTATCGGCAGTTGTGCCAACTCGACCCAAACGTTGAGTTGATGACGATGAAGGGCGCCGCTGACGCAGAGGCGCAAATGGCACAAGTGTTAAAAGACGCGGCGCTAGGGGGTGATACAAAGGCGGCGTTAGCTATCCTTCAAAACGTGCACGGGTGGGCAAGTGCTAAGGAGCAGAATAAGGTGGCGTTTGGCATCACTAACGCGGACGGCACAGCGGCAAGCCTTGTTATCGGGTGGGAATCATGAAGGTTGTCATCCCCTACAAACCAAGAGATGTATTTAAACCACTACACGCAAGAAAAGAGAGGTGGGCGGTTGTGGTCGCTCACAGAAGGGCGGGCAAGTCGGTAGCGTGTATTAACGAATTGATAAAGTGTGCTTGCACAGACTCTAGTGGGGATGGTAGGTATGCCTACATCTGCCCATACTACTCACAGGCAAAACAAGTAATCTGGGATTATTGTAAGACGTTTACAAAACCCATACCCAACAT